TGATTTTACTAAGCGTGGCTACAAAGCGGTAGGCGCAAGTTTCGTTAAGGAATAAAAATGGTTGCGACAATGTTATTGGCGGCATATTACGGCTCTGCTGCTGCCGCTACACTTGCTTTAGGTGGAACAATGGCATATGCGGCAACGGTATTTGCCGTTAACTTTGCCGTTTCCATGATTGTTACAAAAGTGTTTGCCGACAATCCAGAAGCGCAACAAGACATGGGGGTGCGTCAGCAAGTACCGCCAAGTGCAGTAAACGCAATCCCCGTGGTCTATGGAGATGCTTATATGGGCGGCACTTTCGTTGATGCTGTTTTAAGCACAGATCAAAAGACAATGTATTATGTTTTAGCCGTATCTGGAATCAGCACGGTTGGGCAGTTCACATTTGACACGACAAAGATTTACTATGGCGACAGGCTTGTCACTTTTGATGGTTCAGACCTGACTAAAGTTGTTAGCCTTACTGATGAAGCGGGAAATGTTGACACAAAGATTAGCGGCAATCTGTATATCAATCTTTATAAGTCTAATGCTGCTGGCACTATTACCGCATTGAATGGCGCTTCTGCGCCTGCAACAGTCATGGGCGGCTCGGACATAGCGGTTGGGCAACGCTGGACAGGCACACGGCAAATGAATGGCCTTGGCTTTGCTATTGTCAAACTGACTTACAACAGGGATGCAGACACGACAGCCCTATCGCCAATTACTTTCCATGTGGCGCACTATTTGAATGGCGCAGGGGTGGCAAAGCCGGGCGATGTCTGGTACGACTACATGACCAACACGGTTTACGGCGGTGCGGTGGATACGGCTTTTGTCGATTCTGCTTGTGTTGCCGTGCTAAATACTTATGCAGATGCAACAATCACATTCACGAATTCAAGCGGCTCACCAGACACGCAAGCCAGATACAGAATAAACGGCGTGCTGGATGCAGGGCAAACAGTTCTTTCAAACATCGACAGAATTATGTCGGCCTGTGATTCGTGGATGACCTATAACGCAGCCCTTGGGCAATGGTCGGTTGTCGTGAACAAGGCAGAATCAACCGCATGGGCGTTTACGGATAACAACATCATTGGCGACATTCGGGTAAGCGTTACTGATTTGACAAGTTCAATCAATCAAGTGGAGGCAAGGTTTCCAAATAAAACCAACCGAGATCAAGCCGCCTTCGTTAATCTTGATTTGCAAATCCTTAATCCAAGTTTGCTCTACCCCAATGAGCCAGTCAACAAATATTCTTTGACCTATGACTTGGTTAACGATTCAGTCCAAACCCAATATTTAGCCAACAGGCTGCTTGAGCAAGCACGGGAAGACCTGATAGTTTCGTTCAGCACGACTTACTACGGCATCCAAGTTAACGCAGGCGATGTGGTATCGGTCACAAACACGGACTATGGCTGGTCTGCCAAACTCTTTAGGGTGATGAAAGTCAACGAGGCTTCGCTGCCTGACGGGGGCTTGGGTGCTAAGTTGGAACTGTCCGAATACAACGCCGCAGTCTTTGATGACGCAAGCATCACGCAGTTTACGCCTGTACCTAACAGTGGATTGCCTTCGGTAAGTTACTTCAGTCCGTTATCTGCGCCTACAATCACGGGCTATCCAACGGCAACGATTCCTCACTTTGATGTATCTGTCAGCATTCCAGCGACAGGCCGAGTCACAACAGTAAGTCTTTTCTATACGACCTCTGCAACGCCTACAGCGACAGACTGGAAACTGCTACAGACTGCGGAAACGACTAACGCACAGCCAATTACAAACTCAACAAATTATGTCTTTGCAAATCAAAGTTTGCCTGCCGCAACTTATTATTTTGGCTACATTGTGGGCAATGAGATAAGCCAATCGGTTTTAAGTGCGCTCAGTTCCTCATTTGTGTGGAGTCCAACGGGTTTGGTTGGGACAAACGGGACACGAACTGCAATCTTGGTTGTCTACAAATGGTCTGCAACGCAGCCTGTCAGTTCATTTCCAGTTGGTACATCAGATTACACATGGGCGACTGGGCTTTTTACAGCACCAGCGACATTAAACGGTTGGTCTATTGCTCCACCAGCCGCAGTGGTTGGTCAGACTTTATGGGCTTGCCGAACAATTTACACCGACACATTAACTGCGGCAGTATCAACCGTTACTTGGTCTGCTTCAGCATCTTATACAGCGGGTGCGGCTGGTACTGACGGAACTGACGGAACTGACGGAACTAACGGAACTAACGGAACTAACGGAACTAACGGAACTAACGGAACGAATGGGGCTAACGGCGCATCATCAAGAATTATGTATGCGCGTATTGCAAGCAACCCAACGCCCGTGACTGGAACGGTAACGGTAGCAGGCGATAACAGGCCCACGGGTACACAGGCCAGTGCCGTGTGGGGTACATCATTCAATGTTACTTGGTACGCCAATGACCCAACCCCATCTAGCAATAACTCTTTATACCAAGCCGATGGGATTTACGATGGCACAAACACCGCATGGTCAACGCCCTATATTTCTGCGTTAAAAGTTGGCGCTTTGTCTGCTGTCTCTACCAATACGGGCAGTCTCACAATTAGCGGAACGCTGCAATCAAATACGGCGGCGATTAGTGGCACTACGATGACGGGTTCGGGTGGTGTTCTTTATTCAACCGGTAACTTTGCGTTTGGCGATTCTTCTACGAATATTTCGTACAACGGTACGCAGATGACGTTAAACGGCAATGTGGTAGCAACTGCAAATGTTAATTCCAATGCAATAACAACGACTGCGTATACTCAAGTTGCAACAAATGTTGTTCAGAGCGCAGTCGGTATTTATAACTTATTAACTGCAACAACAAATACAGGTGGACAACCAATACTTTGTATTTTTGGATTTTTGTTAAGTAATACAGGCGGTGTTAATGGTTTTAATGTTTCAATTAAAATTGATGGAACTATTATCAAAACTTATAGTTATCCCGGTGGCGGTAGTGGCTCAACAATAGGCATTACTGGGGTAGCGTATGTTGCAACGCCCTCATCTGGTAACTTTGATGTTGAAATGAATCTGCAAATTTTGCCACCAGCATCTGCAAATACAATAACAATTTGGGCGGTTGGTTCGACTGGCGCTTATGCTCAAGGAACATACTTTTATTTGTTAGGCACAAAACGATGAAAACATATGCAAAGGTTTCTGAAGGTTTTGTAGTTTCCACTTGCGTTTCTGATGTAGAGCAAATGGGAATGGTAGAAGTTGATTTTCAAATGGATAACCAGCCTAGTGCTTGGCATAAATTCAATATAGAAACTAAAGCATGGGTAGACTTTACCCCTTGCGATTTTGTGCAATCGGAAGTTAAAAAAGTCAGAAATGAACTTTTATCAAACTCAGATTGGACACAACTTTTTGATGTAAGTGTTCCAAACAAAGCAGATTGGGCCACCTATAGACAGGCGTTAAGGGACATTCCTGACCAGCAAGGCTATCCAGAAAATGTAATCTGGCCCATTGCTCCTCAGTAAAATTCAGCGTAGAATTCCGTTACAAGACATGACAATCCGTAGCCCTGCGAGTAAGCGGGGAGCGTCACCACCCTCGTTAGGGGAACTATCTTGGCTAAATTTTCTAAGAACACTATCTCGCAAGTGTCGGGGTTTGACAATCCCGTTATCGCTGGAGAGTTGGTTTACAACCAAAAGACTTACTGGAACCTGACGCTTACGGCGGCAGACTCAACCGGCACACAGCAGCCCGTTGATTTAACAGGGGTCACAATAAACGCCCAAATTATCCGTAGAACTGTTACTGATTTGACAGATACTCGCAACGGATTGGTGTTTACGATTGGCAACTTTACGCCAACGCCTACGGCAATTCCTCTGACTGTAAGCAACATTGTCACGGCGGCAGGGTCGTTCACAGTCACCATTGACGACTCGACTTGGGGTCTGCTGACAACGGACGCAGAATTGGACATCAGCGTTCAAGACCCAGTTTGTTTTAGCGGTCGAATCAAGATTTCCTTTCCTGCCAACTCGCCAACCCCTGCGGAGGACAACATTATCTTTTTAATGTTTCTCGTGCGGTCGGACGGCATTGTCAAAGTTTAAGGCGAAAAATCATGGCAAATATGCAAGTTACTGTTGTTGACGGGAACAATGTCACGGTCAGTTTAGATCGTGGCGTGGCAGGCGTTGGTATTGCAAGCGTTGAGTTGGTTGTAATTGACTCGGCGAACTATCTTTTAATTACCTACACAAATGGCGAAACCCAGACGGTTGGCCCAGTAGGGGTTATCCAGTATTCAGGAACTAGCCCGATTAACATTGCTGGTTCAGTTATTAGCCTGACAACAGTACCAGTCAACCTTGGCGGCACTGGGCAGACTACGGCTAACGCAGGGCTTAACGCTTTGCTCCCAGCACAGACGGGGCAGGCTAACAAGTACCTCCAAACTGATGGCGCAAATTCATCTTGGGATGCAATCAGCCTTTCCACTGCCGATATCACTGGCGTATTGCCGGTAGTCAACGGCGGCACGGGGGTTGCCACATCCACCGGAACTGGCTCAACGGTTCTTTCTAGTTCGCCCACTTTGGTAACTCCCATCTTGGGAACGCCCACTTCAGGAACGCTCACAAACGCAACAGGCTTGCCCGTAGCGACCGGCATTAGCGGCTTGGGTACTGGTGTTGCGACCTTCCTTGCAACGCCTTCTAGCGCCAATCTAGCGGCGGCTTTAACAGATGAGACAGGTACAGGAGCTGCCGTATTTGCTACCAGCCCGACACTTGTTACACCGGCCCTTGGCACTCCCGCATCTGGAATAATGACCAACGTCACCGGCACAGCGGCTGGTTTGACGGCTGGAAATGTAACGACAAACGCCAATTTAACTGGTGCAGTAACTTCGGTTGGTAATGCAACTTCGCTTGGCAGTTTTACATCGGCAAACCTTGCGGCGGCATTGACTGATGAAACCGGCACAGGCTTGGCAGTATTTGCTACAAGCCCTACCTTAGTTACACCCGCGCTTGGCACGCCATCCGCTTTG